GAAGATGAATTGGCTGACGACATGCAAGAGCATAATGTCCAAGAGATCGCCTTTGATCCATGGCAAGCAACTCAGCTAGCGCAAAACATGGAAGACGCTGGTGCAACCATGGTTGAGATACGCCATACAGTACAGAATATGTCAGAGCCTATGAAGGAGCTTGAAGCGTTGGTGCTGTCAAAGCGATGGGCTCATGGGAATTGTCCTGTGATGACATGGATGATGTCCAACGTGGTGGCCACCCTAGACCGTAAAGACAATATTTATCCAAATAAAGAACGTGCTGAAAACAAGATTGATGGGCCAGTGGCTAGCATCATGGCTCTGGCTAGAGCAAGTGTCCACGATCACGATGGCGGCAACTTAGATGACTTTTTAAATGACCCAATTATTGCATAGAGATAAATATGGCTAGCTTACAAGATGTTAACTGGTGGACACGGTTTAAAAACCGCTGGCATCTAGGTAGTGCTGGCAGACGATTGGATAAGGGCACAGAGTCTGCGCCGGTAACCAGCAATGGATCGGAGTCCAATACTGTAGTCAATGCAGAAACAGCACTCAAACTTTCAACAGTCTGGGCGTGTGTGCGTCTACGTAGTGAGACAATCGCATCGTTACCTCTGCACCTTAGAGATGACAATAAAGAGATTGCCAAAAATCACAGTCTTTATCGTATTTTGCATGATGCGCCTAATGCTGACATGACAGCCTCAGAATTCTGGGAGGCCATGGTAGCCTCTTTAGATTTGTGGGGTAACGCCTACGCTTTAATACATCGTACCAAAGATAAAAAGACAGTCGTCGCCCTGGACATACTTGATCCAGAAGCAATGACCGTTAGTCGTAGCAAGTCCGGTGAGATTAAGTATTTTTACGATAAAAAAGGTGAAGATGGAGGGAGCTATCCTGAAGACGACATCTTGCACATCAAAGGCTTTACTCTCGATGGCCTCGTTGGTCTTTCACCCATCCGGTACCAAGCTCAGACAATGGGCGCACAGATGGATGCCAATGATGCAGCGACTAGCGAATTTCAGAATAATCTCAAAGCTGGCGGGTTTCTTAAGACTGGTGAAAAGCCTTTAACTAAAGAGCAGCGAGGGTTATTGAGACAAAATCTAGCAGAGTTTGGCTTACCTGAAAATGCTGGCAAGTGGATGGTGCTTGAATCTGGAATGGAGCCGGCATCTGCTGCATCTATCCGTATCAACCCAAAAGATGCTCAGCTACTAGAGTCTAGGTACTTTGGTATTGAAGAGATTTGCCGGACCTTTAAAGTGCCACCGCAATTAATTTATCACACCGATAAGGCCTCTAGCTGGGCCAGTAGCCTAGAGCAAATGAATCTAGGGTTTTTGTCTTACTCGCTACATCCGGTACTGGTCCGTATCGAGCAGACCATTACTAAGAAGCTACTAAGCCCAGCGGAGCGCCTGAAATACAAGCCGAAATTCAGTGTCGAAGGGCTGCTACGTGCAGATAGTACAGGTCGAGCAAATTACTATAGTCAGATGCTGCAAAATGGCGTCATGACACGTAATGAGGTGCGTGCGCTTGAAGACTTGCCAAGCCACACTGGGGCGGACCAGCTAACTGTACAACTGAACTTGACACCGATAGAACTACTGGGGAAGCCAAATGACAGACCTAAAGACTAAAGATGTAAATTTTGAAGTAAAGGCTGTCAGTGATGACGGCCTTTTTTCTGGCTATTGCTCAGTGTTTGATGTGGTAGACAGTTATGGCGATGTGGTCAAAAAGGGCGCATATGCGGAAACGATTAAAGCTTGGCAAGCCAAAGGCAAGATGCCACCGATTCTTTGGCAGCACAATCGAGGCGAGGTGATCGGCGTTTGGACCAAGCTGTATGAAGACGAGCATGGCTTATATGGTGAAGGTCGCCTGCTAGTTAACGATGTGGCCAAAGCAAAAGAAGCTCATGCACTCATGAAGCATGGCGCCATTGACGGGCTTTCCATTGGTTACCGCGTGAAGAAGTGGTCCTACAACGAAGACGATGAAGTATTAGAGCTTTTAGAGATTGACTTAAAAGAGGTCTCTGTTGTGACCTTCCCCGCTAACGAAGATAGCCTAATTGACAATGTTAAATCAACACTAATGAAAGGTGACTTACCCACCTTGCCAGAATTTGAGAAGTTCCTGCGCGAGGCAGGCTTTTCAAAAACGCAGGCCACAGCCATTGCTGGGCATGGACTGCGCCAACTGTTACAGGGCGAGCCTGATAACACCAAACAGCAACCCGATGTCAGTGATTTACTGGCACAACTCAAAAACTTTAATGGAGAATCCTAATGGATCCTAAAGATGACAATGTTAAACAGCTCGCCACTGAGTTTTCAAAGGCGACTGATAAAGTTAAAGAACTCGCCACCGACCTAAAGGGCCGAATGGACTCTGGCGAAAAAGGGCTGGAAGATCTAAAAAATCAGTTCGATGAAAAATTCAGCGAGTTTAATGATATTAAGGGTCGATTTGAAGATGCTGAGCAAAAGATGAGCCGCCGTGGCCAAGAAGAAGGCGGCCGCACTAAGTCTATTGCTGATCAAATCTTTGAAAATGACGAGTTCAAGTCTTTGGCTGAAAACCCACGCTCTGGCAAGTCGGTGCGCATCGCGGTGAAAGATGTCACTAGCGCAACTACGGACGCTGCTGGATCAGCGGGCGCTTTGGTAACACCTGATCGTCAGTCTAGTATTTTAGCTCTACCAGAACAACGACTGACCGTGCGTGACCTAATTGCACCAGGCAGCACCAATAGCAACTCTATTGAGTATCTGCAAGAGACTGGATTTACTAATAACGCAGGGCCTCAAGCGAAAGAAGGCGATTTAAAGAACGAATCCGACATTAAGTTTGGTGATGCTACTGCTGCAGTCCGCACCATCGCTCACTGGATTCGTGCCTCTAAGCAAATCTTAGAAGATGCGCCGATGCTGCAGTCATACCTTGAAGGGCGGATGCGCTATGGCTTAAAGCTAAATGAAGATCGTCAACTGCTCAACGGCGACGGCACTGGTGGTAATTTGCTAGGCATGATTCCACAAGCAACCGCCTTCGCTGATCCGGCGGATATGGAAGAATACACAATTTTAGATCAATTAAGATTGGCCATGCTGCAGGCAGTGCTAGCCGAATATCCTGCCTCTGGTCATATCCTTAACCCGATTGACTGGGCGCGCATCGAAATGACCAAGGATACGATTGGCCGCTACATCATTGGTGACCCGCAGGGCAGCGCCAACCCACGATTATGGAATTTGCCAGTAGTTGACACCACCGCGATGGCGCCAGGTAAATTTTTAACAGGCGCGTTTAGTCTGGCGGCGCAAATCTTTGATCGTATGCAGGCGGCCGTAATTATCTCGACCGAAGACCGCGATAATTTCATCCGCAACATGGTGACGTTGCTGGTCGAAGAGCGCTTGGCATTGGCGGTATACCGACCTGAAGCCCTGATTTACGGCACGTTAACGGCCAAAGTCGCGCCTTAATTTAATCTGCTAGCATCTTAAAACCTCATCCGTGTGATGAGGTTTTTTATTATGTCAAAGCCAATTTTAGAAGTTGTTTTTGTCTTAATAAAAAAGGAAAGCGCTATGAAATATACAGTTATCAAGCAGCATTTAGGTGACCAGCAATACTTCGAAGGTGACGAGCGCCAAGTTAGCCTGAAGCAAGACGCAGACCGTCTTATTGCAATGGGCCTAATTGAAGAAAATAATCAATCGCCAGCTCCTGCTAACAAACAAGCGGTCGCGCCTAAAAACAAAGCCGAACCTGAAACTGCGAATAAGGCCGCTAAATAATGATCTCCCTCGAGCAAGTCAAATATCAATGCCGCATCGAGCAAGACGAGAATGAAGAAGATGTGTTACTCGAGGGTTATATCCGTGCGGCACGTAGTCATTGTCAAGCTTGGTTAGACCGGACCATTTACGAGACGGCGGTACCAAGTGACGATCCTGATGGTGTTATAAATAACGACTCTATCGACCAAGCCATGCTGCTACTGGTTGGGCATTGGTACGCTAACAGAGAGGCGGTGACGGATAGCAATATGACTGAGGTACCGCTTGGGGTGCATCACTTGTTGCAGCCGTACCGTAGGATGGGGATTTAATCAATGTGTAAAGGATGTGAGGCACGCCGTGAATGGATTAGAAAGCAAACTGAAGAAAAAACCAGAAGATTCAAGTTGCTCATGCAGCGACTTACTGCCCGCGATAAGCAAACTCATCAAACAAAACACCGCAGTGATTGAGCAGAGCTCGACGCTGATTGAACTTATAGAGATTAAAGACCAAATGGTCCTAACGCTGGTCGAACAGAATACCGAGTTAATATCACGGCTGACCGAAGAGTCTGAAGAAGAAAGCTTGGGCTCTACATATTTAGATACGAGAACGCTCTGATGGCATTGCGAGCAGGAGAGCTGCGACACCGAGTCACGATTGAGGTTTACACAAGCGGCGGGCGTGACGAGGATGGTTTTGAGATAGCGCCCCAGTGGACAGAGTATCGCAAGCTGTGGGCTAAGATTACGCCCTTGTCATCAAGAGATGTCATAACAGCTCAAGCGGCTCAATCTGAAGTCGTAGCGCGTATGAAGCTGCGCTACCAAAGTGCCCTTGGCATTGATACCACGATGCGCGTCATATGGAAGGGCCGTGTCTATGCAATTGACAGCATGGGGCTGGACGACAGCGATAACGGAATGACTTATACCACTTTTAACTTAAGCAGCGGCATCGAGCATTTTAGGGATTAGTTATGGTTGGCGAGATTGAAGGCGTTGACGAAATCATGCTTAAGTTTCGCGAGCTGGGCAAACCTGCCAAAGCTAAGAATGCAGCAACTCGCTCGGCCCGCCGTGCTATGAATATTGTCAAAAAAGAAGCTGTGGCGAAGGCTAAAGCGCTGGATGACAAAGACAGCTCAGAGCGCATTTGGAAGAACATCGTAGTCAAAGCCTCTCGAACTAAAGATAAAAATTATGTAGTTATGCGTGTGGGCGTCAAAGGTGGTGCCAGGCAATACGCCAAAACCAAGCGCAATAAGAAAAAAGGCTTAGCTGGTCAAACATATAACGTTGCTGGCGATAAGACTAATCCCGGCGGCGACACTTGGTACTGGCGGCTAGTGGAGCTGGGCAAATCCCATACGGCACCCAATCCATTTTTGAGACCTGCTTTATATAATAATATGGATGTCGTGCAAGAGGCCTTTGGCGAGTCATTCAACACTGAGCTTGATAAAGAGATTGCAAAACTATGAGCTTCTTACCTATCTATCGCACGCTTAAAGCTGATGTTGAGTTGGCCAAGATTATAGATGTAGAAACAAAGCTGTTTGAAGATATGGCGCCTTTTAAACTGAGATCTGACGGCACTGTAGTTGTGACAGTCTCACCACCGTACATGGTATGGACCACAATATCTGGCCAAGCCAACAACCATTTAGATTGCCCCGCAAACTTTGACGACACCCAATATCAATTAATGGTTTACGCGACCAATGCACGCGATGCCTACGCTATAAGAGACGCTGCTCGAGCAGTGCTCGAAACTAAATCATGGATTTTAAATCCTTCCATCAATCACTTTGAAACCGAAACCAAGCTCTACGCTCGCGGCTTTGATGCCAACTGGATATTAGAGCGATAACCCTCCACACAACTGAATAGGAATGCCAAACATGGCTAAGAAAATCAAAGGCGTTTTGACGCAAGGCACCAAAGTCTGGATTAAGCATGGCGATGAAGATGCGCCGACGCTAACAATGATGGAATGTATCACTGGTATTCAGCTAGGTGATGATAGTCCGACTGAAATTGATAACACATGCTTAGATGAAGAAGATACTGCAACTTCAGAATTTGGGTTAAACAAGCCAGGCGAAGGTTCGATCACTATCAATACCGACCCCGAAAACTTATCCCACATGGTCCTGCTGCAGGCTGCAGCTAATAAGGAAACTGTAGAAGTTTTTGTCGGCTGGTCTGACGGTAAAGAAGCTCCGACATTGGGAGCAACACCAGAGTTTGAAGTCACATTGCCTGAAACTCGCACATGGACCTCTTTTACAGCTCGCTTAAAAGAAAACTCTCCTACGTTCGACCCTGATTCACTGGTTAAACATGCCATCCCAATGAAGCGGCAAACGAAAGCGGTCACAACCTACCGTACCGGCGCTTAAATTTAGCGATAAAACTTTAACCAAAGCCCTTTAATCAGGGCTTTACTTATTTATAGTGAGCATGAAATGGCCCT